AAGTTTAGGATTTGAAGAAGGACCTGCTAATCGTGGTGAACCTCAAATAGAACCTGCAAAAAAAGCTGCTGATGCTATGCAAAAATTATTACATGATCAGCTAGAAGAAAGTAAAGCTATTACAATTATGAGACATGTATTTTTTGAAATGGCTTTATTAGGTACAGGAATATTAAAAGGGCCATTTACAGATTTAAAAGAATATAATTCATTTGAAACAGCTGAAGATGATCAAGGTAATGAAATAAATATTAATATTAAAAAAGTAAAAACAATTCCAAGTATTGAAGCAGTATCGTGTTGGGACTTTTATCCAGATCCAAATGCTACAAATATAAGTGATTGTGATTATGTAATACAAAGACATTCTTACAATAAACAACAGTTTCAAGATTTAACAGATAAACCTATGTTTGATTCAGAGGCTGTTATGAAATGTTTAGAAGAAGGTCCGAATTATCAAACAAGAGGATTTGAATCTTCTTTATATGATAAAGAAAATATACAAACTATTTATAAAAATAGATTTGAAGTTTTAGAATATTGGGGTATAATAGATAGAAAAGTTGCAGATGAATGTGGTCTTGTATATGAAACTATGGGAGACGTAGTATCTGTTAATGTTTGGATATGTGGTAATAAAGTTTTAAGAATGGTTGAAAATCCATTTACACCATCTAGAATACCTTATTTAGTTTGTCCTTATGAATTAAATCCTTATCAATTTTTTGGAGTAGGTATTCCAGAAAATATGGAAGACTCACAAATGGTTATGAATGGTCATGCAAGAATGGCTATTGATAACTTAGCACTTGCAGGTAATTTAGTATTTGATGTTGATGAAACAATGCTAGTGCCTGGTCAGGATATGAAAGTATTTCCTGGTAAAATATTTAGAAGACAAAGTGGACAAACAGGACAAGCAGTACATGGAGTTAAGTTTCCTAATACTGCATATGAAAATTTACAAATGTTTGATAAGTTTAGACAACTTGCAGACGAAGCTACAGGTATACCATCATACTCACATGGAGCAACAGGTGTACAATCTACGACTAGAACTGCCGCAGGTATGTCTATGTTAATGGGTGCTGCAGCATTAAGTATTAAAACAGTTATCAAAAATATAGATGACTATTTATTAAAGCCCTTAGGAGAATCATTATTTTATTGGAATATGCAATTTAATGATAGTGTTCCGCTTATAAAAGGTGATCTTGAAATTAAAGCTCAAGGAACTTCTTCTCTAATGCAGAAAGAAGTTAGATCTCAAAGATTAATGACATTTATGCAAACTGCATCTAATCCTGCACTTGCACCATTTGTTAGATGGCATACTTGTTTAACAGAGATTGCTAAATCTTTAGATATAGATCCTGAACAATTAATCAATGATCCAGAAAAAGCTGCGATCTATGCACAAATAATGGGAATGGCAAATGGAAATCAAAACAATACAACCGCTGCTGGAGGACAAAGTCCGATGGAACCAACTGGACAAGTACCTACAGGAGCTTCGCCAACAGATCCATCAGGAGCTGGAGGTAGCAACATCGGAACAGGCAATGTACCGATGCCAGGGGAAGCTAGCTTTAGTGCGGCAAATACTCAACCTACCAGAGGCGAACAAACGCAATAAAGAATAATGTTACAATTAGTTTTAGATAAAAATGGTAATTATGTTTATAAAGATGTAGCTCAAAAAAAAGCTCCATCTATTGATAGTACAGCATTTGAAGCATATGAATCTAAACAAAAAACTAATATAGCAGGTGAAACAGATATAGGATCTCAAACAAAACAATTAATGAGAGAAACACCTGGGCAATATACTACAACATTTAACGAACAAACTGGTCAATTTGAAACTAAACAAAAAGATACAGGTGTTAGTGCTGATATAGAAGTTAAACCTATAGAAGAAACACAGACTACAGCACCTATGACTGCATTAGAACAAGTATCTAAAATAGCTGGAATGACTAGGCCAAGTAATATTGATACTAGCGAAGTTGCAGAGTTACTAAGAAATCAACAAAAATTAAATGAAAGATCACAAACAATAAATTCACTTATTAAAACAGCTGATCTTGGAATAAAAGCATATAATACAATTACAGGTAGTGGAACAGTTGTGTCTGGTACAACAGGAAATATAACACCTTTAACATCAGTAAGCAGAATACCTGTAGGGCAATCTACTCTCGGTAGTGTAGCGGGTGCAGGTGCTGTTGCATATACATTAGCAGACACATTTAAGGTTAAAGAAAAAACAGGTGTTACTGCAGGTGCTACTATAGGTATGGCAGTAGGTGGTCCAGTTGGAGCAGTTGCAGGTAGTGTAATAGGAGGTGCTATTGAATCAGTTTTTGGAGGATCAGTTATTTGTACAGAACTTTATAAGCAAAATTTAATGTCAAGAGAAGATCATAGATTAAGTTGGGATTTTACAGTTAATAATTTTAGTCAAACTCATATTCATGGATATTGGTATTGGGCAGTTCCTATGACTAAAGTTATGAAAAAAAATAAATTAGTTACAAAATTTTGGAATCATGTAATGTCTAATAGAACTAAAGATATTAAATGGAGATTAAAAAAAGATAAATTTAATTTATTAGGAAGATTATATAGTATATTAATTGAAAATGGAAGTTATGTAATTGGTAAATTTATTAAAAGTAAAGAGGTATTAGTATAATGGCTATTAGTGATATAAAAGGAACTGTTAGTACAACAGGTATAATGAATAATAGACCAGTAATGCCTCAAGGTAAAGTAGATCCTAAATTACCTACACAAGAAATTCCAAAACAAGAAACTAAAAATTTAGTAGAAAAAAAGACAGAACAGCCTGTAGCAAAAGAAGCATCAGGTTCTTCTTTAAAAGAACAATTTCCTAATGCTACAGAAACAGAAATAGTATTAGCAGAAAGATTTAAAACATTAACAGCTGAAGATAGAGCATCAATAAGTGCTGTTTTATCTCCATCTGTTACATCAGCTTTAAGTAAAATGCTACCAGAGTTTAAACCTTTAATGGAACAAATAGGTAGTGAAGAACCAAATCTTGTTATGCCAATGTCAGTTGCAGCAAATTATGCAATGAAACAATATAACATTCAAGATCCAAAACAAGCTGTAACAGTATTTGCTGAAGATATATTTGGCAATACACAGATGGAAACACAACAAACAAATGTGCCACCTAGTAATCAACCTGAAAGTTTGATGACTAGCCCACAAAATATGGAAACAGTTTAGAGCTACCCTTACCCATAAGGCACTCAACCAATAGGTAAAAATAATGGAAAAAGAAAAAGAAACTCTTGAAGTTTCTGAAGAAAAAAAAATTAAGATGCCAGAGGCAAATCCCTATAGTAAGAATCGTGAAGAAGATGATCCTGAAACAGATGCTTTTGCTAAAGGTGAATTAACAAAATTTCATGCAGAACAGAGAGAGAAGGAAGCAGAAGCAGCAACCGAACAGAAGGACACCGATGCATCTGAAGAGACTGCAGAACCAACAGATAAAAAGGCTACTCCTATCGCTGAACGCCCTGCAAAAGCTGAAGATCGTGTTTTTAAAAAACGTTATGACGATTTAAAAAAACACTATGATTCTACAATTAGTAAACACAAGGATGAACTTCAATCTTTGCGTACTCAATTAGAATCCAGTACAAAACAATTTGTGCCACCTAAATCTAAATCAGAATTAGAGGCATGGAGAAAAGAGTATCCCGATGTCTATGATATGGTAGAAACTATAGCAATGGACAAAGCTACTACTCAAACTGCAGAGCTTGAAAATAAATATAAAGATATAAAACTCCAACAAGAACAAATTGCAAAAGAAAAAGCTGAAGTAGAACTTTTAAAATTGCATCCTGATTTTAATGATCTTCGTCAAAAAGATGACTTTCATGAATGGGCTGCAAAACAAGATCCTACTATTCAAGGTTGGTTGTATGAAAATACATCTAATGCTAAGTTAGCTGCAAGAGCTATTGATCTATATAAAATGGATAATGGTGAAAGTACATTAACTAAGAAAGAAGAAAAGGATATTAAAAAAGAAGCTGCTAAAGCAATTTCTAAAACTAAAAAAGCTACTGATTCTGATATACCAAAGAAAAAAATTTGGACAACTACTGAGATTTCTAAATTAAAACCTCATCAGTTTGAAAAATTTGAAAAGGAGATT